GTCAGAGGAGCCATACCGTTAGGATACAGATAAAGAATCTGTTGTCTCCAGTTTTCAGGTCTCTGGTTTGCTACCCAGTCACCTGTTCCCAGTTTTGTTACTCTCACTTTAGTGAGGAGCTAGTCATTTCTGCTAGCTTCCCTACATCACTGTAGGGCTCAGATCATATCACCACTTCAGATGAAGTGCCGCCCTTTCCGACTTTATAGAACATTGAAGGTACTATATATGGATCTATCATTGAAAAGAATTTATCTTTGTCAGAATATCTAAGACCTAACTCATGTCCAATAGATCCATCTTTTAGAGTACAACTTCTTCGCACCCTAAAAATAATACCGAATCTATCTACTATTCCTTTAGCCAACATTTCTAACTCTGTCTTAGAAAATGTAGGCTTATTAATAGATATAGTAGATTTTTCAGGAGAGTATCTTCCATCGTCTTGGTATAATAAAGCAAGACATAATGGAATCATTAGCTTTATTGAATGTGTATAGATAACCTTATGACCATTCAAATAAGTATTCAACCTTACTTTATTGAACATAGGATGACAACCAGTCCAAAGTTGCCATTCTTGTCCATATGATCTATTTCTTAAAGCTACACTAACATGAGTAATTTGCTCAAGTAAATTTTTCTTCATAAGTACATAATCACCATTCTCATACCTATGAGTTAACTGAAAGAAAGCGTTTACCTGTCTTCCTTTCAATGCAATGTTACCATCACCTAATGTTAGCCAAGTAGCTATTGAAACTGGGTTATCCATTATTAGTCTCTCCATAAAGTCCTCAGTCATGATCGTTACACCTCCTGTATCAGGTTGGCTCGGGATTGTCTCATTGAGATGTTCCCCGATTTAGAGCAGTTTTAGATGCGCCGATTTTAACGCATTCCTAAAAACATATCACACCTCCGAATAGGTTAGTTTTGTTGTTAGTCCGTTTTGGAATTAAACGGTCTTTTGGTTTATTGGTAATCATACCCTTTAGGTCCAACAAGAGCATGCCAGAACAATCCATCACTGTACATCAAGATGTGATCGCACTTTGCATTGAGTACAATGTCGATCCAGCATTCCGAATCATCCTGATCAGTGATAGTGATTGTGTTAATAGCGTCAGCCGCCCTTACCACAAACGAGTAGAACCGACCTTTTGCCTCTGCAACAGGAGGAAGTACAATGATCATAGGTGCAGTGAGTGCACTCGGTCGAATTACATAGTCACGTGTTGACATCTCAACACTGGCAGCAGGGTCAATAAATTTATCGACCACTTCTTTATCATGTTGAGCAAATCTATCTTCAAAAGCCATAACTTGTTACCTCCCAAGGGATTTATTCATCGCTTCAATCTCAGACTGAATAGATGAAGTATCAGGTTTAGTTGGAGTATACCTCTGACCACCTTTCTTTTCAGGAAGAACAGGAGGCTTACCTCCAGACTTTTTTTCGTCTTTCTTTACTTCCGCTGCAAGACCTAATCGTTTGCGAGCTTCAGGTGCCACCTTCAACATAATATCATTTATAGATTTGCCAGGATTTTCGGCTGCTACTTCCTCAAACACAGCCGCTACAACCTTTCTGAAACCTGCTAGGTCTTTGTTATCTTCATAAAATTTATCACTCGCTTCCTTCAAAGTTTTCTGAACCTCAATGTTATGCTTTACGATTTCAGGAATTGAGAGAAGAACACCTTCAGTTGCCATCTTCTTCGCATCCGTTACACCTTTTACATATACATTGTTGAGGAGTTTGTTGAACTCATCTTTGTCTCGGATGACATCTTCAAGATCAAGATCACCGATGAAGTCGTGAGACTCAAAAGTGAGTGGTTCCTCTTTCTCAGGTTCTTTTTTCTCAGGTTCTTTCTTTTCATCTTCCTTCTTTTCAGGAGTTTCTTTACTCGATAATTTTTCAATCTGAGCACGAAGTTCAGCTATTGTTTTGTCTTTGTCGTCAACAGGTTCCTCGTCCTCTTTATCATCTCCTTTACTTTCTTCTTCTTCCTCTGTTTCTTTTTCCTCGGACTCTTCAACGGCTGGTTTCTCCTCTTCAGTTTCTTTGGTTTCTTTGGTTTCATTGGTTTCAGTCTCCTTATTCTCAGGTTCTTTCTTTTCTGGTTCAGGAACCTTATCTCCTAAAGCCTCCAGCATAGCGTTGATTTCTCCCTTAACTCCTTCAGTCCCTTCCATGATGTTACCTCCTTAGTCTGTAAAATTATTAAACGGTCTTTTTATTTAAGAGCTATTTGTCTGTTAGTTTCCTTCCAGTATCCATGATCAGATACACCACCATCTCCTCCAATGTTGACTAGTTCAAGAACATCATTTGACAGAGCAACAAAGGATGAGAGGGCTGGAAGTTGATTTAAGTAAATATTTCCTCCTAAGGCCGCTCCATCAACTATACTGATATTGTTGTCTTGGAATATAAATTGCTTTACCTGTCCTTGAGTACCACCAAGAATCTTTGCTATATTAACAGCAGCGGCAGCACTTACAATAACAGTCTCATATCCAAAAAGCCCAACATCAGTACCTACAGTTAGTGCTACAGCGCCAGCAGCAATTGTTAATTCTGTAACACCTACTCCCTCACCACCTGAAAGAGCATTAACAGCAGCTCTTGATTCTCTTATATAAGCAGCGTGAGCGCTGACTAACTCAACATCAGTCGGTTTTGTCGCGTCTAGAGCCATCTTTCTTATCCTCCAATAAACTTAAAAATAAATCAGGAAGACCAAGCAGATAGTCAACAGCCTTCTGCCTACCATTAAGATCTCCCATATGTAATAGGACGGATGCAGTTGAAGGATTGTCCTCTTTTGCATCATCAACTATTGACTGCATCTCCAAATTAAATCCTTTTCTCCAGCTTCTTAATTCTCTAATCATATCATACCAAAGAACAGATTTTTTAAACTCTTCAATCTCACTCTTTGTAGAATTTATTATTATCTCTTTCATCATTAGACTCCTGTAGGTGCAAAGTTTCCACGTTCAACTTGCCTTGCAACTTCCTCATCAGGCATAGTTTTTGTCTGTATATTGTTCACGTTGCGCTTGAAATCCTCAACATTCTTTGCTCCAAGTTGTCCAGCTATATACATAAAGATTCGAGTGACATCGAAGGACTGAGCCAGTTCAGGATTTGTACCTATAACCTTAAACAAGTCAATCCAAGCATTAGAGAAATTACCACCAGGGATTGAACCATCTCTCACAATTAAATCGTAGTTGATCATTATGTCTTCAGGATTAGCCCTTGCTCTATTTCCACCAAAAACTTTAGATAAATAATCAGCATTTCGTCCTATAATTTGTACAAAGGCAGCCTGAGTCATATACTGCTGAGCATGAACAGCAAACATAGTACCAATGTCTTGCATAAATTGTAAGCCGATGATCATAGCTAAGCGTTGAAGACGACTCACAGCCGATCCACGAGTTCCTTGAAACTCAGCACTTGTTAATCGCTCAGGACCACCTTGACGTAAAGCACCTTGCATAGACTGGTCAGCGCCAGAAATCCGATCCATCCACTGAGTTATATAAGCGCTATCAGATATATTGAGTCGAGTTATATCATTTACTTGGAGTTGCTGAACTACTTTATCAACTCCCCTTCCCCAAGCAGGACGACGAAGTCTAATTAACTTACCAGGTTTTGGGTCTTTAAGATCATTAATGTTAACTAGGTAAGGATCAACAACTAACATATCATTGACAGCTTTTCTTATATTGGCTAGATGTGAATTGAAGAGGAAGTCAAGTGTATGCTGTAAGCCGTACAACACTTCCATCCGACCAATAGGAGTGATTGAGTAGCCATCAAATTCTGGAGAAGCAACTGCTATAGGATACATTCCATGATTGTGATTAGCTTGTTCACAACATACTATTACATCATCAGAAGCCAATTCAAAGTACCATATTTCAGGACTTTCACTCTCAGACAATTTCCATTCTTTGGGAATGAGTTTGATGTACATTCTAATGCGATCAACTGGTGATAATACAGTTGTAGACGAAGTGATTGCTGTATTAGATCCACCAAACTTTTCTTGTCTGCTGCTTTCATCCAATGATAGTGAAGAGCGCTTGTTTTTCTTTTCTCTTAAATACTTAACATTAAACATTCTTCCTTCAGACTGTTCTTCTTCACTGAGAAGGTTTATATAGTTATCACGCTCTACCCAGCCATTGTATTCGCCTCTTTGAAT